GAACCAGACCACCGTGATCCCGGCGCAGGACATGCTTCACGGGTTCACCAAGATTCTTCCGACGCAGATTCGGGGCATTTCGCCCTTTGCCCCGGCGCTTCAGAGGATCAGGGACACGACCGAGTTCATCGACGCGGAGCTGGTCGCGGCGAGGATCGCCGCCTGCTTCGCCTTGTTCATCACGACGTCGGCCCCTTCTTCGGCGCTCGGCAGACTGGACCTGGACGACGACGGGAACCCGATCGAGGGGCTGAAGCCTGGTATGAGCGTCTACCTGCGTCCTGGTGAGGACGTCAAGACGGCTACTCCTGGGCGGCCGGACACGACGGCAAAAGAGTTCATCGAGGCGCAGCAGAGGCTCGTGGCTGGTGCCATGGGGCTGAGCTATGAGCTGCTCGCCCGTGACCTGTCCAAGGTGACGTTCTCGTCGGCGCGGCAGGGGCATCTCGAGGACAGGCGTGCGTTTGGCGTCATGCAGCAGTTTTTGATCGATCATTTCTGCCAGCCCGTCTGGGAGGAGTTCCTCAAGTGGGCGGTCATGTCCGGCAAGCTCAAGGCCAGGTCGTTCAGCTCTCGACCGCAGGACTACCTGCCTGCCCGTTGGATCGCTCCGGGCTGGGGCTGGATCGACCCGTTGAAGGAGGCCCAGGCCAACAACCTTGGCCTTGACAGGGGCTATATCACGCTGTCGCAGATCTGCGGGCAGCTTGGCCTCGACTGGCAGGAGGTCCTCGACCAGAGGCGCGAGGAAGTTGAATATGCGAAATCTATCGGGCTGGCCGTCGTTGACCCGGCGGCTCAGCAGGGAGGTGATCCGCCGAATGGCAGTGACGAGGACATGGGACCCCCAGAGGAATGATGGGAAGCCCCTCTCCCGGACCGTGGTTAGCGAGTTCCGCGATGTCGGGGACTACGAGATTGAGCTGAGCTTCTCGTCCGAGGAGCCGGTCCGCCGGTGGTGGGGGCTGGAAATCCTTGGACACGAGGAATCGGACGTGGACCTGAGGCGTCTGAACGACGGCGGCGTGATCCTGTTCGCCCACGGCAGGGACCCGAATTTCGGGGTCATGCCGGTGGGGCGCGTGGTCTCGGCGTGGATCGACCGGGAGAGCCGGAAGGGCCGGGCCCGTGTCGCATTCGATCAGGACGAGGACGCGCAGAAGGTCCTCGGAAAAATCCGGAGCGGCACGCTCAGGGGGGTGTCTGTCGGCTACGAGATTCGCGAGGTCACGGAGATCGGCGAGGGTGAGACGTTCCGGGGCATCACAGGGCCCGCTGACCTGGTGACGAGGTGGGTCCCGTTCGAGGTATCCATTGAGCCTACCCCCGCGGACCCAACCGTGGGAATCGGGAGGAGCATGGAGGACATGGACCACGAAATTGAAGTAGACGAAAACGAATCTGAATTCGAGGGAGGCAACGAATCGATGAGCGAACAGATGAACGAGGTCCGCGATATCGTGAATGAGGAGGAGGTCCGCGCAAAGGCGGCCGCAGAGGAGCGCGCGCGTGTGGCGGAGATCGTGTCCCTGTGCCGGGACTTCGACGTTGACCCGGCCGAGCACATCGCCTCCGGGGCGTCAGTGGATGCCGTCCGGGCCGCCATTCTGGATAAGGTTCGCGCTGCACGCAAGCCCGTTGAAATGGCGTCCGTCAGTGTGACTGTCGACGAGACCGACAGGCTCCGCACGGCTGGGGTCGAGGCCATCGGCAGGAGGCTCGGCTTCGAGCGGAAGCCTGCTGACGGGAACCCCTTCGAACATATGAGCCTGCTGGAGATGGCCCGGACGCTGCTGGAGCGCAGGGGCGTGAACACCTCCGGCATGACCCGTCTGGAGCTGGCCACCCGCGCGCTGTTCGGCGGCGGCACCGGAGACTTCCCTTATATCCTCTCCAACATCGGGAAGAAGAGCCTGCTGGCTGCCTACGACGCAGCGCCGAGCACCTACGAGCTCTGGACCCGGACCGTTGACACGAATGACTTCAAGCCCATTTCCCGGATGCGGTTCTCCGAGGCCCCGGACCTCGTTCTGAAGAAGGAGGGCGGCGAATACGCCTTCGCGACCTTCGCCGAGGACAGGGAACAGTACGCCCTCGCGACCTATGGGCGTAAGTTCTCCCTTACCCGTGAGGCCATCATCAACGACGACCTCTCTGCCTTCAGCCGCATCTCCACCGCGTTCGGCAACGCTGCCCGCCGCCTCGTGAACGGGCTGCCCTACGCGATCCTTGAGGCGAACGCCGCGATGGCTGACGGCGTGGCGCTGTTCGACTCCAGCCACGGCAACCTGGCTTCCTCCGCTGGGGTGCCTTCCATCTCGGCCCTTGAGGCTGCAATGGCAGCGTTCCGCCGCCAGACCGACATCAGCGGGAATCAGGTGCTCAACATCGTCCCCGAGTTTATCCTTGTTCCGCCCGAACTTGAGTGGACGACCAGGCAGCTGATGGCCTCCACGGTGGACCCCGATGAGACCAACAACGTTCCCAACGTCCTCCGCGGACGGCTCAACGTCATCTGCGACGCCGAGCTCACCAGCAAGGATGCCTGGTATCTTTCCGCCTCTCCCGCCGTGGTCGACACGATCGAGGTCTGCTTCCTCGACGGAGCCCGCGCCCCCGTGGTCGAAAGCCGTGAAAACTGGGACGTCGACGGCATCGAGTTCAAGGTCCGCCTCGATGTCGCGGCTAAGGCCATCGACCACCGCGGCCTGTACAAGAATGCCGGCAAGTAGTAGGGCATAACTGCACCGAATAATAAATACCCTAGGGAGGTAATAATATAATGGCGAGAATGGCAGTCCCCTACAAGAACGGAGCTGTGATCGACTGGGTCAATGGGAGCGGGTCCGCGGTTGCCGCCGGCGACGTCGTGCCGGTCGGGAACCTGATCGGCATCGCTGTTGCCGACATCGCCGACGGGGCCTCCGGAGTGCTGGAGGTCACGGGCGCGTGGGTACTCCCCGCCGTGAACAACACTGCCTTCAGCGCCGGCGATCTCCTCTACTGGGACGCCACGGCTAAGAAGGCCGCCAAGACCGAGGCGGGCAACGCGGTGCTCGGCGTCTGCCTCGCAGGCAAGGTGCAGACCGGGACGAGCTGTGTCGCCCTGATCAACCAGGGCAACGTGCACGGGCTGCCGGCCGGCGGCAACAACGGACAGATTCTGAAGAAGAACGCCGAAACCAGCTGGAGCTACACCTGGGCTGCCGACGCTATTAACTGGATCAACGGGACCGGCAGTAACGTCGCCGCCGGTGATGTCGTGGTGGTGGGCTGCTTGGTCGGCATCGCTGTTGCCGACATCGCCAACGGAGCGTCCGGCGTGCTGGAAGTCACTGGCTCGCGGGTACTCCCCGCCGTGAACAACACTGCCTTCAGCGCCGGCGATCTCCTCTACTGGGACGCCACGGCAAAGAAGGCTACCAAGACCGAGGCCGGCAATGCCGTGCTCGGCGTCTGCCTCGCCGCGAAGGCCGATACGGGAACGACCTGCATCTGCCTGATCAACCAGGGCAACGTGCACGGGCTGCCGGCCGGCGGCGACAACGGACAGATTCTGAAGAAGAACGCCGACACCAGCTGGAGCTACGCCTGGGCTGCCGACGACAAGTAGCTGATCTGCGCGGGGGCTGGCCTTGCGGCTGGCCCCCATTTGGGATGGTGATGGAATGTCTGTCTATCCGATCATAGCGGGCGACTGGGCAATCCTCGCGGCTGACTGGGGCGAGGAGATGAAGTACAACGGTCAGCCCGTGACGGGGATCTATGAGGATTGGAACGACCGAATCGTCGGAAACAGCTATGGACCGGCCGGCCAGATCACGCTGGGATGGTTCTGGTTTTCCGCTCAGGACGTCCCGAACCCGACGAACGGCGACCTGATATCCTACCGGGGCCGTGTCTGGCGCGTTGAGCGCCTGCTGGAGACCAACGGCGGCGTGTTTAAGCTTCAGGCGTCCACGGGAGAGGGTGTCTGGGCGTGAGCTGGATTGACGTCTATGACACCCTGACCCCGTACCTGCGTCAGGTCGGCGGCAAGGTCGGCGATATCGCGTGGAAGTCGATTCGGCGAACCGGGTTCTGGCTCCGTGGACAGATAAAGCAGGATATTTTGGCGGGGGGCCCACCCGGCGAGCCGTACCAGCCAAGGGAGGACATCGGCCAGTCGGTCATGGGAGACCGGTCGAATCTCTTGGGGTTTATCGGCTCCTACCGCGGGCGAAAGCGGAAGAAACACGGGGGCTGGAGGGCGATCCGCTGGAAGAAGCCCTCGAAGAACATCCTGGGCAAACTGGTCAACGCCGTCTATGTCGAACAGCGCCCGGAGCGAATGGTCGCCGACATCGGCTGGATGTCGAACATGGCTCACAGGACTGGCGTAAAGCATGAATACGGGTTCGAGTACCCGGTGACGCCGAAAATGCGCCGATTCTTCTGGGCTATGGGGATCCCGCTCTCGGCGAGCAAGACCCGGATCAAGATCCCCGTGCGGGCTACATACGGTCCTGAGTACCGCATCCGGAGCGACGAGGTGGCGGAACGTGCTGGGAATTACATGGCCGAGTGGATCGTTTCTGGGAGGAGGCCGCCGCGATGAAGCTGATGAACGTTGTCTCTGCCATTGCCTCCAAGATCGCATCATCGTCCGCCATATCGTCCTGGTGCACGACAAACAACTACACTCAGCTCAAGGTGTTCGTTGGTCTTAACGGAAAGAATCCGCCGACGGAAAATGACTGCCCATATGCAATCATTTACCCGTCCTTGTGGACTGAGGGTGAACGAGAGGGCGAGTGGTCGTGGATCGTCGTCGTGGCATGGTCCGTCTATAACACGAGCTCGGCCTCATCCGGCGGCATGGTCACGCTGACCGGGTTACGGCATACGGACGACCTGGGGGAGCTGCTGTGGGCCTGCGTCAAGGAGGCGTGCCTGGGGCTCGGGTTCCCCGCATCACGCGCTGACTACGACATAGAGGCGTACGAGTTCTTTCCTCAGTTTCCGGGGCGGATGAGCGTGGTCCTCCGTGTTCCCAAAGTCTTAATCTAGGAGGTAGATACAATGCCTTTGGCGACTAAGTCCAAGGTTCTCGGTCTCAATGACATGGCCATCAGCGAGCTGACGGCTGACACGAGCAGCACGCTGACCTACGGGACGGCTGTCGACATTCCCGGCGTCACGAAGCTGACGCTCACTCCGAACTATGTTGAGAAGGAGCTCCGGGGCGACGAGGCACTGCTCGACACCTACCAGCGGCTTGCGTCGATCGAGTTTAGCTTCGAGCACGCGATCGTGTCGCTCGAAGCGCTGAAGATCATCACGGGCGGAACGCTGACTGCTGAAGGGACGACCCCGAGTCAGAAGCAGACCTTCAATATTAGCAGCTCCAGCCTGGCGAAATATTTCAAACTTCAGGGG